CAGGTGCTGATGCAGAACTGAGTAAAATAGGTAACAGTATGAAGAGCCAAATGGGAAAGGGTGGTGGTAATCTAAATGGCGCAATCAGTTCGTGGTTTACTGCGGCTGCTGTTGGAAAAGACTTTAGCAAACTTATGTCCAGAACTGAAGGACAAATAATGAACCCCAATATGGAGTTATTATTCAATGGTCCATCATTAAGACCTTTTTCCTTTAGTTTCTTATTAGCACCAAGAAGTAAAGAGGAAGCAAAGCAAGTAGTACAAATTATTAGGTTCTTTAAGCAAGGAATGGCACCTATTAGATCGCAAGCCAATCTCTTCCTTAAATCACCACATACATTCCAACTACAATATAAACATAGAGGAGCAGAACATCCATACTTGAATAAATTTAAAGAATGTGCTCTACAAAGTTGTGATATAAATTATACTCCACAAAATAACTATTCAACATTTGAGGATGGTGTGATGAATGCATATTCAATGACACTATCATTCCAAGAACTTGAGCCAGTATATAATGATGATTATGGTAAGGAGAATATTGATGGTAAAATTCCAGCAGAAATAGGTTTCTAAAATGTCAAATTACTTCAAGCAAGTTCCAGATTTTGAATATGTTAGTCGTCTTCCAGATGCTAGGATATCAGATTATATTACTGTAAAAAACCTATTTAAAAAAGGATTTCTACGAACTGATATCTTCCAGGATTTAACATTCTTTACCAAATATCAGGTAATGGGTGATGATAGACCAGATAATGTTGCATATTCTTTATATGAAGACGCAACTTTAGATTGGGTAATTCTTTTAAGTAATAATATTATTAATGTGCAAAATGAATGGCCTATGCCTCAAG